ATGTAACATGGACCCTTCAACAAACAATTTCGTTGGTAGAAGAATTGGTACCGCAGATGGTGAGTTTACATTAAACAGTAAGTTTATCATGTTAGTTTTAAATCCTAACGCACCAATAGACGCTTTCCCAGCTGGTTTTGAAGGTTACATTGTACCAACTTTTGATGGTGTAATTGGTGTAACACCAACAACAGCATTAGCACCTTATATTGATTACAAATTAACCTATGACCCAACTAATGAAAGAATTAGAAAAGTTTATTTAGGTATTAGTGATACAGTTGGTATTGACCAAAATTTATTTAATTGGAAAGGTTTAACTGGTTCTGACACTTATTGGACAGCAACTACTCAAGGATTCCATATGGACTCTGGAGCTACTATAGCAGGTAACTTTGAAGTTGGTGAATTTCAATTTAGAGATGGTGTTGGAATTGAGGGTACATATTATGAAAGCACTAGTGCTAGAAAATTCACTTTAGTTCCTTACTTTGGTTATGATGGTTGGGATTGTTACAGATTATCTAGAACAAATACTGATAGATATAGAATTGGTAAGGCAGGATTTACAGCAGGTTTAGCTAATGGTCAATTCTTACAATTTGGTCCACAAGACGGTACTTCAGATTTATACGCTTATTGGAATTGTATTAAAACTTTCGCTAATCCTGAGGCTGTTAACATTAACGTGTTCGCAACAACTGGTATCGATTGGAGTCCTTCTTCTTCATTAGGTAATAACTACCTAGTTCAAGAAACGATTGACATGATTGAACAACAAAGAGCTGACTCTGTTTATATTGTAACGGCACCTGAAAATGTTAGTTATGATACGGCAGATGCAACAGTAGGATTTGGATTCAATTCAGTTTCTATTGATACTCCTGACGCTTTAATTAGTTTATTAGACGCAGCTGATATCGATTCTAACTACACAGCCACATATTGGCCATGGATTCAAGAAAGAGATACAGAAAATAATGTTAACATTTGGTTACCACCAACTCTTGAAGTTGTTAGAAACATCGCGTTAACAGATAACATCGCTTTCCCTTGGTACGCGGTAGCTGGTTACAACAGAGGTTTAACAAACGCTATTCAAGCACGTGTTAAACTTACTGAAGGTGATAGAGATACTCTTTACGAAGGACGTGTTAATCCATTAGCAACTTTCTCAGATGTGGGTGTTGTAATTTGGGGTAATAAAAACTTACAAATTAAAGACTCTGTTCTTGATAGACTTAATATCAGAAGATTGTTATTACAAGCTCGTAAATTGATTACAGCGGTTGGTGTTAGATTATTATTCGAACAAAATGACCAAATCGTTAGAAATCAATTCTTAAACCTTGTTAATCCAATCTTGGATAACATCAGAAAAGAAAGAGGTTTAGCTGACTTTAGAGTTCAATTATCTAATGACCCTGAAGAAATCGATAGAAATGAAATGAGAGGTAAGATTTTCTTAAAACCTGTACCTTCATTAGAATTCATCATTATTGAATTTAATGTTACTCCAACAGGAGCATCTTTCGATAATATCTAATAATAAAAATAAAAGAACCTATGTCAAAGTAGGTTCTTTTTCTAATACTAACATATTTATAATAAAAACAAAATTATGTCAAAAATAGTTAAAAAGGCTGACCTTGATGTACTTATCGAAAGTACTTTAAAAAAGGTAGGTATTAAAATCATTAAAGAAGATAATATTGGTGACTACTATCTTAGTAGTGGTAACACAAATAAATGGTTTGATAAAAATGATTCTTCATATGATATGCAAGGAGAAGATTGGGAAGAAGAATCTTATGACAATTTTGAGGATTGGTCAAATAGTCCATACGGACAAGATACTGAATATAAAGGAAACTTCAACCCAAGAGTTAGAGATAGTGAAAAATGGTTTAATAGATATCGTGACGCTAACGGACCTGTTAAAGTTAGAAGAGCTAGAATGACACCAAGTAATGCACCGATGATTCAAGGTGGATTAGGTGAGTCAACTAAAACTAAAAAACCACTAATCAACGAAGATTTCAAAAAAGAATTGGAAAAATTCAATAAATTAACAAATTTTAAACACTAAAATATAATGGCAACAAGATATAAATTAAGTAAAGACCAACTTGAAAGAGTTGTTGAAAACTTCGTAATGGAGGCAGCATCAGCAAAAGCTACTGTAAAAAACCACATTCCTTCTCAGGGTTCTGAGGCTAAAAAACATGTGAAAAATAAAATTTCTGGTAAAATTGTAGATAAAAGTGAAGGAATGCCTTCAGTTACTCCAATGAAGAAAAAACTTTCTCACGCACCTGAATCTAAAAAATTCGTATCTAATTCTAAAATGACTCACTCTAATAAAGCTAAAGTTGTTAAAGAAAATGAAGTTATCGAAGAAGGTATGTCACCAGAAGAATTAAAAGCATTAAAAGCTAAAGCAGAATCATTGTGGAAAGGTGGACAACCTAAAATATTAAAAACAATTGTTGATAAATGGAAATCTAAAAAAGAAGAAGCTTTTGGTGATTGGGCTAAAAAATATTTTGAGGGTGGTGACGTTAAAAAAGCTTTAATGTCTATTCTAGAAGACCAAAAAAATAAATTTATTGAGGCTTACGTACAAGGTGGAGGTCAAAATTTAGGCGGTTTTAAATATGATACTGGTGAATATCTAGAAGGTAAAGTTGGAGGATTTATGAATTCCCCTACCAATTGGTAGTTTTATAACGGTATTAAATAAAAACCCCCAATTATGGGGGTTTTTTGTTATTCAAAAGTTTTATCGACATTTATGTAAAACATATCGATAAATAATAAGATTAAATCAATTTCTACCTGAATACTTCTAACTTTTAATACAAAAAATAAAGATAAAAACGCACCACCAATAACAAAAGTGTTATAAGATAACACCGTTAAAGGTATAGCCGTAATTAAAATAAATAAGGCTAAAAATTTATAGAAGTTAATTTTAATACGAAGTCTCTTAACACATTTTAAATAATTGTTAAAGTCCTTCAATATATTTTCTCGTAACTCTTCTTGTGATAAAGACAATAGTCTATCCAATTCGTTATTTAAATTATTTTCCATATACAAATATAATAATAAATATTGTTTAGGCAAAATAAAACCCCTAAATCATTTAGGGGTTTATACTTATTTAGTTCTATCTATTACAACATAAATTGTGTCGATGACTTTACCTGTGACTTTTGGTTGTGTTCCGTTAAAAGCGTTACCAAAATTTTTCTCTAATACTTCTACTTCAGAAACAAAGTGGTTAGTTTCACCTCTATTACCTAACCAATTTTTACCCATTGTTTGATGGTAAACTAATTTAACTTTCCATCCGTGTTGAGCTGCCGAATCTAATGTGTTAATTACTTGTTCATTAGGTTTATCGTTGTCAATTGAGAAATCAAACGGTACACTACTGTTCATACCTGTTTGTGTAACGTTTAAATGTCCTTCCCAACTTTTCCAAACAATACCTGTTTCAGAAAATTGTGTTATTACACCAATTCTTTCACCGTTTGAATAATTTTCAGAACAAGAACTTAATAATAAAACTACTCCGATTAATGTTAAAATTTTTTTCATATTATTTTTTATTTATTTTTTGTGTTGGTTTAATTAATACTTCATCTATAATCCCATAAGCTAACGCCTCATCAGCTGATAACCATAAATCTCTTGTTGCGTCTTGAGCAACTTGTTCTGCTGTTTTATTACAGTAACCACCCAATAAACCAAAAAGAATTTCATTTGTTTTTTCCCATTCTTTCATTGTGATACGAGCGTCTTGGATATTACCCATAGCCCCACCACTTGATTGGTGTAACATTGTTTTTGAAAATCTTAAAGAACTTCTCATACCTTTAGTTCCAGCTCCTAATAATACAGAACCCATTGATGCTGCCATACCTGTGTTGATGGTTGCAATAGGTGCTTTAATATATTCCATAACATCAACAATACTTAACCCTGATTTTACAGAACCACCAGGTGAATCAATATGCATGGTTATTGTTTTGTTAGAGTTTTGTTGGTCTAAAAATAATAACTGTGCCTGAACTATTGTGGACATTCTATCATTAACTGGTCCTGCAATCCATAATATTCTATCCATCATTAATCGTGAAAAGATGTCAATCTGTGTTGCTCTCATCTCTCTTTCTTCCAATACATAAGGTGTCATACTACCTTGTATTGTTACTTGAGACATTAAATTTTGGTAATCGTGTAAAGTATTAGAACCAATCCCTTGGTCTTTTACTGCAAATTTTTCGAATTCGTTCATATGGTTATATATTTTTATGTATTTAAAGATATTTATAATAAAATTAATTGTCAAATGATATTAACCGAAAAAGAATTAAACGAAGCTAAAAATAAGGATATAGAAAAAATCGTACAAGAAATTGTTGAATGTTCTAACTTATATTTTGAGGGCCAAAAATTATTATCCGAAAATAAAATTTCTAAATCCGAAGTTGATTCTATTAATGAAGGTTTGTGGGAGAAGGTAAAATACGGTCTTTCTAAATTAGGCCGTTATAAGGTTGGCGGTAAACTAACTGGTAGAGGTAAAATAGACCAAGAATCAGCAGCTAAAATTCAATCTATTTTAGATAAAAAAGGTAATGAAGTTATCAAGATATTAAATTCTAAAATTAAAGAAGAAAACCCTGAATTTCCTAACAATGAAAAAGGTGAACAGTTTTTAAAAACTGTAATGGAAATTGCTACAGTTTATGATTCTATTGTTGAGGCAACAAAAAAGAATCCTGAAGAAGAAGGTTACCTACCAATTGACGCAGCTAATACTGTTATTGAGGATTTAGCGGAATATGTTAAAAAATATTTAGACGTTGATTTAAAGGCGGCATATTCAGTAATGGATTCTGAAGAAGAAAAAGTTGACTCTGATTCAAAAGAGGGACTTTTAACTGATGAGGTTGATGACATTAAAGAGGATGAACATTCTGATGTTAGAGATAAATTACAAGCAAAAAAAGGTGAAGGTGATATAAAGAGAGATAGTGAAAGAATGAAAACCTTAAAGTCTAACAAATTACCTTTATTGTTAGCAGGTATTGGTGCGTCTATGGGAGCTTTCTCTTGGTTAGCCAATACAGAATGGTTTAAACATTTATTTGATGAAAATTTTAGTTTTACCGATACAGAACAAATAAAAGATATTATTCAAACAAAAACAGAGGTTCTTAACGATATTAAACCTGGTGAAGGTGTTTATAAATTATTAGGTAGAGTTACAAATCATCATTTAGATGGGCACTCAAGTCCTTCAGAAATGGTTGAGGCTTTAAAACAAATTGGTGGCGGAGACGCTAATAAAGGTGTTGACCTATTATGTCAAGATGGTGGAGTTATGATGAAACCAGGTGAGGCAGCAAAAGGATTACATGATTTAGTAAACAATCCTGACCAATACCATAATTTAGGTGATATGTTTAAAGGTACTGCATCTGGTACAGGTAAATTAGTAGAACCAGGTACAGGTTTAAACACAACTTCATACGGTACAATAGCGGGTAAAAGTTTAACTTCAATATTAATAAAATCATTACCAACAATTATTACTAAAGTAGTAATTAAGACTGGTGTTAGAACAGGAACTGGTTACGCAGTTGCTAAAGGATTTGGTGCCGCTTTAGGTCCAATAGGTGTTGCTTTAGTTTCAGCTGGTATTTTGGTTAAGGCTATGAGGATGAAAGGTCAAAAACAATCTAGAGCTAAAACATTAAACGACCTGTTCCAATCAATACAACCAATTAAAGGTACACAAGAAAATATTCCTGTATTACCAGAAAGACCAGAACCAAATGGGGAAGAACCAAAAGGTAAAGAAGAGCCAAAAGGTAAAGAAAAACCAATAACTGGTGGTGAAAATGGTCCAACACCAACTCCAACAATACCACAAGACTTTCTTAAAGGTAATAGAAATATGCAATTAGCGTATTTATCAGAATTATTTTTACCACAAGGAAAGGGTTTATGGGATAGTCTAGGACTTAAAAGAGGCACAGTAATACCTAGTGGGTTCTTAGATGCAGCTTTAGGACAAGGTAAAAAAGATAGTGGAAAATATTTAAAAGCTTATTATAATCATTTGAAAAAAGAAGATTCTTTCACTAAAGACCCTGGTAATTCCGGTGCTTGGTTAGCCAAAGTAAAAGCAAACGAAACACAAGCTTTAATTAAATGGGTTAGAAATACAAGAAAAAATATCGGTCCTTTCTTAAAAGCGTTAAACGATGAGTTCCCCGAATTTTCAATTGGTAAAAGAGCTAAAGCTAAAACAGTTAGACCAGGTAAAAGAGGCGAGGCTATGGGTACTTCAGGTATAAATGATTCTATAGAAAATAGATTGGATAATTTATTAACTGAAGATGTTAACTTAGGTGGTTCAGCATCTAAAGCTGGGTTTGATAAAACAATATTTATGAAAAATCTACCTCAATTTATGGAGATGATAAGTTCAATGTATTACGGTATTAAAGGTTCAAAATTAACTTACGATAAAGAAGGTGTATTAAAAGTATGTAAACCTTTTGGTTGTAAGGCCGGTTCAGGATCTGGTTATAAGAAAACAAAATCTGATGATTATGTTTTACAACCTGAGTCAAAAATTTCTTCTAATAAAAATTTAAATGAAGAAATTTCAAAAATGAAAGATTTAATGAAGAGAATAATAAAATAATTGCTAAAATTAAAATATAGCATATTTATAATAAAAGATAACAACTTAAAAAAAACAAAATACTATGGCAGATTTGCTAATGAGGATGCCCGTTCCATACGAGCCTAAAAAACAAAATAGATTTATTCTTAGATTCCCATCACCTCTTGGTATTCAAGAGTGGTTTGTTAAAACAGCATCAAGACCTAAATACACTTCAGAAGAAACTGAAATTCAATTCTTGAATACATCAACATTCGTTGTTGGTCGATTCACTTGGGAGACAATGGACGTTACTTTTAGAGATCCTATCGGTCCTTCTGCGGCACAAGCAATTATGGAGTGGGTTCGTTTACATTCAGAATCAGTAACAGGCCGTCAAGGTTACGCTGCTGGTTACAAGAAAGACGTTGAGTTAGAATTACTTGATCCAACAGGTGTTGTAATTGAAAAATGGATTCTTCAAGGTACAATGTTAACAAGTGCTGACTTTGGTTCATTGGATTATTCTACATCGGATATTGCTGAGATTACCGGAACTTTACGTTTTGACCGCGCTATCCACGTTTTTTAGCATTCCTTTATCAAATACGAACTTTGTCCTCCTTGTGTATATTTATTATATATAAGGAGGATTTTTTATGCAATATATCTGTAAAGAATGTAATTTAGAATTTAAAAGTTTATGGGGGTTGTCTTCCCATAACGTTCAAAAACATAAATTAAAACCAGAAGATTTATACATAGAGTATGAGTTAAACGGTCAAAAACCAACATGTGCTTGTGGTTGTGGAGAAAAACCAAATTTTTTAGGTATAAAAAAAGGTTTTGTAAAATATCTATTAGGCCATGCCTCTCGTATAAATAACAATTGGGGTCACAATATTGTTGCTAATAAAAAATCACATCAAACCCAAAAAAAACTTTATGAAAGTGGTGAGTTAAAAATATGGAATAAGGGTTTAACAAAAGAACAAGATAAAAGGTTAAATTATGGTGAAAAAATATCATCCAACAAAGAACGTTCTGAAAAAATATCTAAAACACTAAAAGGTAAAAAACGACCAAAAGAAGTTTTAGAAAAATTAAATAAAGGTATGTTAAATTATTGGTCCAAAGATGAAAACAGAGAAAAAAAATCCCATGAACGTATGGTTTGGATGTTAGAAAATGATTTCACGGTTAAATCAAAATTAGAAGAAAAATTTTTAAACTTAATCCCTCCAAATGTAGAATATGTTAGACAGTACTATGTAAGGGATATAAAAGCTTATTACGATTTCTATATCCCTAAACATAACATTTTAATAGAGATTGATGGTGATTTTTGGCATTGTAACCCTGAAGGTAAACACCCAAAACCTATATATGAATCACAATTTAAAAATTTAAAGAAGGATAAAATTAAAACTGATTGGTGTGTTAACAACGACATCCCCTTATTACGTTTTTGGGAAAAAGATATAAATGATAATCCTAAAATGATAAAAACCAAATTATCTGGATATTTATAATTAAGATGAAAAATCTAATTAAAAAAATATTAAAAGAGGCTGAAGACGAGTTTGAATGGGCTCGTGGTCTTGATGTTAATCAAGCCGAAAAAGAAATAAAACAATTTTTTGTTGCTGTTGAATATGACCATGGTTTTGAGGGACCAGAATTGTATCATATGTTGGTTGATGCTAATATTCGTGATATTAATAAACTACAAAAAATTGGTAAGTTCTTATATGATGAGGTTGAATCTGTTTATGACAGAGGAAAAGAGGCAGGTTATGATAACTGTGATTGCGATGGGTGTTGTGATGATTATGTTTGGTATCAAGACGCAGATAGAGATAAAGAAGAAGCACGTGAAGAAGGATATCAAAGTGGATATGATTCCGCTAAAGAAGATTCTGAATCTGAAATTGAAGAATTAAAATCACGTATAGAAGAATTAGAAAGTCGTTTAAATGAAGGATAGAATAAGAAAAATACTAAAAGAGACTGAAGACGAGTTTGATTGGGCTCGTGGTTTTGACACAACAAATGTTGAGCAAGAGATTCAATCTGGCTGGACCGATACAGATAACGAATATGATACAACCATTTTGGATGTATATCAAACATTAGTTGATGCTGGTTTCCACGATATAAATACATTAAAAGAAGTTGGAAAAGAACTTTTTGACCAATTTGAATCTGTTTATGATAGTGGGAAAGAGGCTGGTTATGATAGTGGTCGTGAAGATTGTGGTTGTGACGGATGTTGTGATGATTATTATAGTTATGATTATGTACAAGAACAAGTAGATGAGGCTAAAGAATCAGCATATGATGATGGTTTTGATAGAGGTCGTGAAGAAGGTCGTGAAGAAATGGAGACAGAAAAAGAATCTGAGATTGAAGATTTAAAATCCACAATTGAAGAATTAAAAGAAAGGGTTGAAGATTTGGAAAATAGTAATGAGGAATAGCATAAAAAAAATATTAAAAGAATCTGAAGAATGGTTTGATTCTGTAAGTAATGATTTTGCTAATACTGAATTACCTTTTGAGGTTATTGGTTTAAGAAATAGGCCAGCAATCAAAAATATGTTTATTATTAATTCGACTTGGGATAACGGTGATAATACTTTAAGAGAAGAATATCATTTCAAATCAGATAATAACGAATCCTTTCAAACTTTTATAAATGTTTGTAAATTTTACAGCACTTTATTAAGTAGGGAAAATGAAGATATTAGTAGATGGCAAGATGTTGATAGAATAGTTAAAAGCATTGGTTTGAGTATTTCCTCGTATGATGAAGATGATAATTATGGTACTCCAAAAGATATGTCAGACTATTATTTGGGTCAAGACTACCCAGCTATATTATACCAAGTAGAAATTAGTTATTATGACGAATCGGGTGTTGAACATGATGTTAAATTAAAATAAAAAAGGGACTATTAAGTCCCTTTTCTTTTACCAATCATAATCTTCATCCCATTGTTCACTTCTACTGTAATAAGGTCCATACCCATAATCTTTACGACCACGGTCAGTACAAACATATTCACCGTTATTAAAGATATCATCACCGTCAGTTTCATCTTTAGCACCCTCTACTAATAAGTTATTAGATTTGGCTGGATTGTATACCTTTGTTTCTCCACCCCAGTATGTTGAATAAGTGTGTTTTTTATCTTCTTTATAGTTTTTATAACTGTTCTCGCCAAGAATTTCAACAAGTTTCAAACCTAAGTTATAACCATTTTGAACATCGTCAACCACAACGTATTCGTTTTCTGTGTGATATTTGTAATAACCAGCCGCTAAGTTTAAACAAGCTATGTTAAATTTTTCCATGATTTGCCAAACATCTGTATAAGGATGGTAAGCCCAATCAGTGATACCGTGTTCGGTAATTAAACCTGTTACTTTGTCAGCAAATTCTGATTTTTGGTTAAATAAATAACGCCCCATTAATGTTAAACTCATAGAGTCACCACCTGGAGAATCATATTGAATTACATAACCAACGTTTTCAAAGAATTTTGGGTCTGCGTACATACTACCTTTACACCCAATTTCTTCAGATACAAAGAAAGCTATCTTTACATTAGGTAATGTATCTAACATTTCAAGAGCTAAATAAATACCACACTTATCATCACCACCAATACCTAAAGGTCTTTTAGATTCCTTATCAATACCTCTTAAAGTTACTTCACCATCTTTTTCTTCTTGTAAGACAGTTAAGTTTTTGTTAACTCTATGTACAGTATCAGTATGTGCAATGAAACAAGGGAAATTTCCGGTAAAACCTTTTGTTACATAGATATTACCGTGAGTATCTGTATAATGTTCATACCCTTTTTCTGTTAAAACTTTTTGTAAATACTCAATCATTAAAGCCTCATTTTGTGAATGAGTCGGTACTGCGAGGATTTCTTTTAAACGATTAAGGTTATTTTCTGTCATTTTCATATTTATATTATTTTACTTTTAATTTTGAATACATTTTATAATCATTTTCCATCCATTTATCACCAATATAATCAACAAAATTAATCCCATATTGTCTATCTGTAATGGCTATCCCATAAGTCTCTTCAAACCATTCACGAATTATT